ACACCGCCAATGTATGTTATTGGGTTAACTTGTATTGTGGCTAATGTGTTACGTTGCCCAGTATTCAATGCGATAGGATTAAACACACCAGTTTGTGCAGTTACATAACCTACACTACTTGCATTTGTTACACCACCACGACGTACACCTGCTGGTGCAAACCAAGGATAAGCAACATTATCGCTTAATGCGATTGTACGCAACATGATATGACTTGGAGGAACAACGATGTCATTACCGTATAAGTCTGTTGTATAGCCCCATGGATAGTATACACCAGTATTTGCATCTGTTGTAACTAGACCAACTTCGCCATCGCCTGTTGCATTATTTGTATTATTACCCCAGTTACTTAAACTTGTTGCATCGTTTGGTAAACGTGCAGGAGCATCTGCTACAATAAATGATAGTAATCCACGACCAGTATTTAAATTAACCAATGCGGATGTTGTTTCTAAATATCCTGGGCAACTTAATAAGTTAAATGTAACACTGTCTTCGTTACGAATTTGTTGATTAGCGTTAATTGTAGCATTTAAAGCCGCTACAACAACAGCACGTTGAGCTTTACGACCAAACACGCCCACACCTAAATAATCATTAGCGGCATCTGTTACCCAACGATCTGGATAATAGTAAGTCATTACTGGGTTACCGGTAACGCTTGTATTATAGGCTTGTGTGTTTACATAACCTGAAACGTACTTTTTAACGTTAAAACTGCTACGGCGTAGATTATACAACAAAGTTCCCTTTGGATATAATTGTGCGTTTGGAGCGTCAAAGTCAACAAAGTCGCTTGATAATAATAATGCAATCGAATCCAGTGTATCAGCACCAGTTTTTACAGTATTTGGATTTAATGTTTCATCGCTCCAACGTGCATCGGCAAATATGATACCATTACTAGTTGTGTGATCTGTGTTGTTAATCAATACCCATGCTTTTATTAAGAAATTCCAACGATAAATTGTTGGCCATGCTTCTAAATTACTTGAATTAATCCACAAATCACCATGTTGTAGTACACCGCCTGTACTGTTAGTAGTTGGTTGTGTTGAACTAATGATTGGACCGTTAGCATCAGTTTGTGTATAATTAGTTGTATATCCAACACCCTGGTTAACAACAACTTTACCAGCAGTTGAAGTATAACCTCTCCAATGTGTACCATCAGTGATTAAAATATCTACATCAGTGATTGAACTATTATACCATAATTGTCCGTTAACTGGTAATGTTGAAGGTGCTGTTGCACTAGGTGTAACCAATGCAGTACCGCTACTATTGGCTGCCGCCCATGCAGTAATGATATAGTAGTTTGCTGTTCCGGATGGATCAGCATAAAATTCATTATTAGTTCCTACAGTAAATATTTTACCAATAGGTAAATTAGTACCGTCTTGGATTCTAATGTCACCGCCTTGCGTATGGGTAATTGTAACTTGATTTGTACTTGTTACAGTTGCCACAACGTTTGCCAATGGAACTACTGCTGTGTTAATTGCGGCTGCCAATGCGTTTGCATCAGAGCTAGCACTGCCAGTTGTTGTGAAACTAACTGTTACATAACTTGGTAATGTTGCTGAACCAACTTGGCTAGATGAAAGAGCAAATGTAAATGAGCTTGAACCAAATGTACTATTTGTTATAATAGCACTAGTTGAACTTGTTATACCTGTTGATAAACGTTGATAAATTTTGTAATTTACATAAGTTGGATTTGTGATTTCATCATCGTTATATTTTACATATACTTGTCCAACTGGAATATTAATACCGCCGCCTGTTGGATCTAATGTTGCCATTGCCGCTTGATTGCTTGCAAATAACTGACCTACAGCTTGACGAATCCAACTTGCTGTTGTTGAATTATATAGTTCGATGTCAAAATTAGCACCTTGGTTTACTGGAGTTGTTTTAATCCAGATAGAACCAGTTGGGTAACCGTTAACACTACCTGAATTTGTATAAGAACCATAGTTAGGAACTTGATAGTGTGGAGCAATAGTCACTGTAGGAGCATAGTATGTCCCAGCGGCAATAATTTTGTTTGTACTGGTTAGTGTACCACTTAATACAATGTTAGCACCTGTTGAATATAAATTCAAATAACCGTTGATTACACTTGCTGTTACACCAGATACATGTGAACCTAATGCTGTTACTAATCCAGCGTATGTTGTTGCACCAGTTACTGTGTATCCATTAACAATTAATGTATCGCTACTACTAACTGTTGCGGCTGTGGATGCTACTGTACTTGTAGCAGTTGGCATACTTGCGGCCCAAGCTGTTGAACCAACTTGTACCCATGTACCAGCTGTGCTTGCGGCGGCGGATGCTCCACCTGTGCCGTCGTTAGCAGTATTATATTGTTTGTACCATAACTGAGCTAGTGTTGTAGCTGTTACAACTGCATAACTACCGACAGCACCAAAACTTGGATTTGGAGCAAAAGTTCCAGTATTGTATAGACCAGATCCTGCGTTAATTACTGCTGGATTTTGTACTACAAAACTTTGACCGTTAGTTGCTGTAACTGCACTTGCGTTCCATTGGAAAACACCAAAACTTGTTGTTGCAGTATCCCACCAGTATGTACCATTTGATGGAAGTCCTACTGGAACTGATGCTGAACCAATTAATTGACTTGTATCAACATTGGCACGAACAACGTATGCTTGACTGCTAACACCTAAGAAACTGTAAGCGGCTTGTAGACCGTATTCATTAATTTCGCTTGCATTGATAGGATTGTTGCTAGCATCTGTTTGAAAGTATGGTACACCAAATGTTGCGCCTAAGTCTGCTTGACTTGTCAACAGGTATACGTTTCCAGCATTTGCCGCTAGTGTGCCTGGAGCAATACCTGTTCCAGCTGAATTCATTTTGTTTGCTTGAGTAGCAACTACGATAAGGGGTACGGTACCTGGTGCAGAAGGCGTGTAGAACGATTCGTTAACTACGGTTACGCTAATTCCAGGTGAACTTAATTGAGCCATTGTGTTATCTCCATGAGTACATGTTCTTAATGTATTTATGGCATTTTAATAAATCAATGCTTATATAAGCCTACAAAAAGGCTCTAAAAAGGCTTAAATAAAATATGAGACCATTATGTTCATGCGGAAGGGCACCGGTAGCCATCAATTATTATAAAAACGGACAGACTTATTACAGAAGCCTGTGCGGTAACTGCCTACGAGGTGTCAAACTGCCTAGATGGCAGCAGGCTGGATACAAACTAAAACATACTTGCGACAAATGCGGGTTTAAAAGCCCGCATAAAGAAGTATTTAATGTGTTCCACGTTGATGGAAATTTAGATAATTGTAAACAAACTAACTTAAAGACTGTGTGCGCCAATTGTCAACGGGTTCTTCATCGAGAAGGTGTTCAATGGCGGCAAGGGGATCTTGTTCCGGATTTATGAGAGTTTTTACTTGAGCGTATAAATCATCAATGCTACTATCATTAGAAAACACATAATCAAACTTAGTTCCAACCCAAGCAGTTTCACTAGCATGAATTCCTAGTTTTTCCATTCTAGTTTTAGCTAGCATCCAATTTATACATTTGTCGCCAGCGTTCATATCAGCGGCATCCCGATACCAGTCGGGTTCTGGACCACGCTTTACACGAATAACAATTCCGCCGGCATCTTTAATTGATTTAATTTCATTAGGAAAACGGCAGTCACTAATAACTATGTCATCTTTTGAGTTGCGTAGTTTATTCTCTAATGAAGCAATCCAAATATCATCATGGAAAGCCTTGCGACAAACTTCGGTACCCCAGTATTGTAATACCCAGCGTGGAGTTAATTCTGGCATACTTAAACGTTCTGCCCACCACGGATCTACTTGTTCGCGCCATTCACGAGCTTGTTTAGTGCGGCCTTCCAGCATAGTACGGTCCCAACCAAACACTTGTGCCACTGCATCTTTTAATGAATTTGCAAACGATTCTCGTCTAAATCCGTGAAAGTTAGTAAGATAATCAGCAATAGTATCCTTGCCCGATCCAATAAAACCACACACACCTATAATCATAGAGCCCCCTAATATTAGCTCTAGTATATAACAGTTTTATTACAAGGTCAAGAAATTTCTTAACCAGTTATAAAGTAATAGCCCGTTCCGCCAGAAATTAGATTCTCAATCTCTTTGTCTAATTTTTCTAATTCAGCTTTTGAATCAGTTAGCAAAGCGGTTCCATTTAAAGTAATAGGACTTCCAGGACCTGCAATGCTACCAAATTTGCTACGAGCTTCCCCTAGCATACCTTTGGCGGTGGCAAGTGCATAATCTTTTAACCATTGTTTAGCATAGACATCCTGTAGTAAAACCCAATCAGGACGATAGTTATAACTTTGAACAAGAATCTGTTCACCCTGGGCAAAAGGACGTTGTAAAATATTTAAAATATGCGTAGTTGGTTTCCATAAAAATTCAATATAGCTACCGAACATACGACCTACTAACTTTTGATATCCAGCAAACGCATCATAAGTTGCTAGACCGCCCATCATACTACCTGACATTAAATAGGTATTTGTATAGGCCAAATTAAATGGTTCAAATAATGTGCCGCCAGCACCAATACCGGTACGGGAACCGATAGCACGACGAAATACCTGACGTACCGTAATAACTTCGTCAGGTAATCTGTATTCATTTTGATCCTGTATTAGTTCTAAAAACAAATAGCTTTCTTCTACAGCATTTGGACTACGTTGACGATAGCGGTTTAATGCACGATCTAACGCAATTTCTAGATGTTTATTATCTAGCTCTACATCAATCATGCCGTCACCCAGCATAGTTTTGATATAATCAAACACTTTATTTCGCTCTTGAGTAGAATTGCTTTGCGTACTTGATGGCAAATCGTCCATATTTTTGTCCTCTTACTATATTTAGCTAACGATAAATATCAATATGCCACGATTATCCTTATACAAACCAGAAAAAGGCAACGACTATCAATTTATAGATCGTCAAGCTAGCGAAATGTTCACAGTAGGTGGAACCGATGTTTATTGGCACAAATTGTTGGGTGCAAATACCCAGGAAGCCAATGCCACTGCCGAACAGCCATTTTATCCAAATGATAATGTTACTAACATTCAAGATTTGCTTTTTTTAGAAAATCGCGATAGTAAGTATGAAACTGAAGTGTATAGAATTAGAGGCATGTATAACGTACAGAATATTGATTTTAATTTAAGTCAATTTGGATTGTTTATTGATAACGATACGTTGTATATGACTGTTCATATTAATGACATTATTAAAACTATTGGACGTAAACCTATTAGCGGAGATGTTTTAGAATTGCCGCATCTACGTGACGATTTTGCTCTAAACGATTTTGATGTAAGTTTACCTAGATATTATCAAGTTACCGATGTAGGCCGTGCAAGTGAAGGATTTAGTGTTACGTGGTTTCCGCATCTATATAGATTAAAACTTAAACGTATCAACGATCAACAACAATTTCAATCAATTTTTAATCAAGCCGCTACAGATGCCAATGGCGATCCAATTGTTGGAGCTAACGTTACTCTTAAAGACTTGTTGAGTACATTCAACAAAGAGATGGAAATTAATCAACAAATAGTTGCACAGGCAGAAGCAGATTCTCCTATGAGCGGATATGAGACTAGACAATTCTACACCTTGGCTGTAGATCCAACCACTGGAAAACCCTTACTAGAGACTGCTGACGAAACTACATTAGATGCAAGCCAAATCAATTATCTTGCTAATGAAAACAATTCTAAACCAGTTCGTCCTGGATACACAGGATATTTAATTGGTAACGGGTATCCTGCCAATGGTAATGCATTTGGGTTTGGTATACAATTTCCCGAAAACCCAGGCACAGATGATTTTTTCTTGAGAACAGATTTCTTACCTAACAGATTATTTCGTTTTGACGGACCAAGCAGTGCATGGATTAAAGTAGAAGATGCGGTTAGAATGAATATGACTAATAATGATACAAGATCAACATTAAAAACTGGCTTTATCAACAATACAAATTATACCTATAATGATCAAGTATCAAGTGATGTGATTTCATTAGCACTGGGCGACACACAAATCAATACTAGAATATTGTATGCAACAAACAATGCTATTCCTTATGTAGTATTTAAATTTGGTGTAACGCAATTAGAATATGCATTAAGTGATTATCCGACAATGTATAGTTCATATTTGTATACAAGTCCAGCAGGAATACAAACAACTTGTTTAATAATCACATTGCCAACTATAAACAACACGCAACAAACCATACCTACTGCTGGTCAATGGACAGTTACACTATATAATACACGAGATGCACAACGATCAAGTTTATCAACTGCTCTCAAACCTAGGGCGGATCTATAATGCAGTGGTTTTATGACGGACAAGTAAGAAGATATTTGACACAAACTATACGAGTGCTCAGTAATTTTGTGGTCAAATATGGAGATGGAACACTACATCAAGTACCCGTAATGTACGGCGATGCAGATCGTCAAGTGGCCAGCATCATACGTCAAAACAGTGAAAATGCTGTTAATAGTATTCCACGTATAAGTGTGTATGTAACTGGTTTAGAACTAGATAGAAATAGGTTAGCTGATCAAACTTATGTAGGCAAGTTGCATTTTCGCGAAAGAGATATTAACGGAAATAATTATACTGGAAATCAAGGACGTAATTATACAGTTGAACGCTTGATGCCTACTCCTTTTCAATTAAAGATGAAATGCGATATTTGGACTAGCAGTACTGATCAAAAATTACAAATATTAGAACAAATACTAGTGTTATTCAACCCTAGTTTAGAATTGCAAACCACGGACAACTATATTGACTGGACTAGTTTATCAGTTCTTAATTTAGGAGATATCGTTTGGGATAGTAGACAAGTTCCTGTCGGCAATGATACTCCTATTGATATAGCAACATTAAGTTTAGATTCTCCTATCTGGATTAGTCCTCCAGTTAAGGTCAAACATCTTGGTGTTATTACAAAAATTATTACAAGTGTCTATGGGTCCGAAGGAACTTATCCGTCTGGGTATGTTGAAGGATTAGGAATAGATCCTGCACTACAATCTGATGGCACTAGTCCGTCATTTAGCAATTTGCTTGCTACTGAAAATGTTACAGTTACAGGATTTCCTATAGCAGTATACGACGGCCAGGCAACTTTGTTAGAATCAGGAGGAGGTGTTAATCCTCCAGAACCGACGTTGACTATTCCTACTCCGATCAGTAATCCTCAAAGTTGGGAAAGTGTATTCAATTTATTCCCTGGAAAATATGTTGCAGGTTCTAGTATGTTGTATTTGTTGCAACCAAATGGGACTTACGTTATAGGTACTATTGCTATTAATCCTACGAATCCTGCAATTTTACAAATTAATTATAATACAGATACATTAACTAGCAATACTGGAATTGATAGTAACGGATTTTTAAGTACAGATGTACAAGATTACAATGCCGCTACTAGTTATCGACCAAACAGCCCTGGTACTTTTGATGCCATTATTAATCCTCAAACTTATACGCCTAACAATCCAGTAGCAGGTACACGTTATTTAATTATTGAAGATATAGGCAATACAACTAATACAACTCCTGCTGTTGTATGGGGCAGTTTAGTAGCAAACGCTAATGACATTATAGAATATACTGGTTCAGTATGGCAAGTTATTTTTCATGCCGCTCTAGAATCAGACACTATGGTATGGCAAACGAATATATACACTGGAGTTCAGTACTTGTGGAACGGGGTTGCATGGGTCAAGAGCTTTGAAGGTGAATATGGTGTGGGCCAATGGAAAATAATATTGTAAAAGATAGAATAGTTTGTAGTGGTGCATTATTTTATGCTAAATCTACACAACGATTTTTATTACTTCAAAAAAGTCACGGTAAACACGAAGGCACGTGGGGATTAGTCGGCGGGACAAACATCATAGGTGAAACACCTTGGCAAGGTCTTCAACGCGAAATTAAAGAAGAAATAGGTGCAGTGCCTGAAATAATTAAAACAATCCCATTAGAAACATTTGTCAGTAACGATAAAGTATTTAATTTTCATACTTATTTGTGTGTAATAGATAACGAGTTTGTTCCTGTCTTGAGTGACGAACACATCGGTTGGGCTTGGACTACTGTAGATCGCACACCTAAACCCTTACATCAAGGACTACGTAATAGTTTTAACAGTAAAACTATTCGTACCAAATTACAAACTATATTTGACTTAGTTGATCTAGTTTAATATCAAAGCCTTCGATATATTCTTTCATCAAGGCTGAATTGTGTGCCCAATACTGCTCGTATTCTCCAGTCTGCTGACACAATCTTACATATTTTTGAAATCTTTCCGATGTTTGTAAACGTTCTTTAGCCAGTGCTGTGACTGTATTCCAGAAAGGCGTATCTTTTTTGCAAGGACCTACATAGTTTAGTGCAACTAAATTCAACATATCTTCCATACTTTTAAGATAAGAAGTATTAATTCCTCTATTAAAATGCGGTGTTTGTAAATTAGTACCTTTAATTAATGTTTCAATAAACTCTACGGACAAATTTATATAAAAATGTAACGGCAATGCTTGTGCAGGTTCAAGAAAATATAGTCTGTTACCCATGGATAATATGCGTCCATTCATTGCTTCTTTTTTATAATACTGTCTCCAGCTAAATTTTCTTAATTTACTAGCATCAATATTTTTTAATTTAGAAAATTTTTCAATCGCTTCTTCCTGAATTGTTATATTTTTATTATATAGATAACCAAAGGCTTTACGATGAGTTAATGGTACTCCAAACATCCAGCCGTCGTCATGTGGATACGCACTTGTTAAATCTTCGTTATACTCTTTAAAGTCAGGAAATAGTATTACTGAGTTAACTGTTTCAAATTTTGGAAATTCGTATAGTCCACTATCCATTTCTTCGGCCGACGGTGATCCTCTACAATCGATGATATAGTCAAATTTATGTTGCACTCTGTCGACTAATATCGATACGTGAGTATGATCTTGTGTTATGTCTGAGACATTACCGTGTATTTGAAAAAAATTATCGTATAATTTATCAAGTTTGTTGATAACAAATCCGCTAAATTTTTCACTGTTGACATGCAATCCTGTATGTCCATGCCTTACTAGGAAATTTTTATCATTAATATCTTCCCAGTAGTAACGAGTACCCCAGCGAAGGGTACCATCGAACTCTTTTAATTCTTCAGTAACAGAAAAATCAATAGCATGATAAAGTAAACTAGGCATTATAGGGCTAGTACTTTCGCCCACAGTAGTTACAGGAATGTCAGGATTGTATATGCAATACACATCTATGTGTTTGCATCTATGGAATTTAAATTTATCAAAAATTGCAAGTAATGAAACGGCGCTGGCGGTACCACTACCTATAATGCCTATTTTCATAAAAACCTTATTGTACGGTTACAACGCAGTCGTCTGATCCTGACCAATATTGAAAACCACAACTTACTGTGATAGTGTCACCTGGAACAAGATGTGTTGCAATTAAACGAACAGTTCCTACACCGTTGACTGTTTGTACTTGTTGTTTATTCAAGTGACCTGCCGTAGTTTTTAAATATATAGTTGCATTGTGATCCGTTATAGGCAATCCATGCTCAGAGCTTGTTTTTGCTGAGGGATTTAAATCGGTAGGAGTTCCTAAGTAAAACGGTAAATCGACATAGCCGTCTGGGCTGACAGTAGCAGTCTTATTTGTAAAATAAACTTTTGGCATAGTATATACGATTCTGCCAAGCTCGTCGGTGATTACATTTGTGAATTGTTCGCCTGACGATATTCTTACTAGGCCAGGATCGCTATCGCCCAACGCAACCATCATGTTCCAATCTGATGGATTCATTTCTGCAAACGGAATAGAAATTAAAATCATAGGACTATTCTTTTGCAAAGACATTGCCGCAACTGGATTTTTCTTATGTAGTTGTGAATTGGCTACTAAATTGTATAATGGGATACTTGTTCTTGTATTCAAAGCAGTTTGTTGAACGTATCTTACATTTAAATTTCTTACAGTAACTTGGTCAGCTGGGTGAGTGATTGCAAAAATAGCATGATCTGAAAATCCCTCATTGTTGGTAATATCTGTCCAATTTATTTCTCCAGAAATTCCTGCTGTTACATCAGGATAGACTCCTGAAGTTTGACTATAAACTCTATGTGTTTCTGTTTCCCATGCAAATTCGTCGGTAGGGCTTGGATATCTAACTCCGGCTACTTTTCTAGCAGTAACGGTATTATCTGCTAAACTAGCCCATTCCAACTGCAATTCTGATTTTTTATAGGCATCAAATACTGTCCACTGAAATCCAGTGTCAGTAAATTTTATATCTAGTGCTATCAACTGCGAATGTTGAAACTGTATTAAATTTTGAGTTAAATTCATGATCTGCTATTCCTTATTCCTGTTCAGTATTTATCAAGGAACTCTTACCGTAAACTTCGACATTGTCGATTACAGCAACTTTTTCACTGACAATCTTAATAGGTATTATTTTTTTCTTTTCTTCTTCGTGTTTGAATACACCGCCCCAGATATCTTGGCGCTCTAATGGTAATCCTTTGCCCTTAATATGGTAAGGAACATAACCACCTGTTATTTTTTCAATACTTGCGGCAAACAATGGTACGTTATCGCTATAGGCGTTATTGCAACTTGTAGTCCAGAATTCATCTGAAAGGAACATACATGCACCTTTACAAATATGCAACACTGGACAACTTGGACATTCTGCACGATTACTCCAGTGTGTACTAGTAGTAATTTTTACGTCCTCGATCTCAGTAATCTTACCACCTAAGTGAGGTTCTCCGTTTTTGTTAATTTCGATAGCACTGACATTTTGGCAAGTAATTACATTGCCGTTTAAATCAAATGCAACGGTTCTTTCGTCATCCATGCCGCATTTTTGACCTAAATAGTCTGCTTGCTGATGGGTCAATACTGATTCTGTGAAATTATCAACTTTTTGTAATATGTTGCCAAAGCCGATTTCACCGTTAGATCCGTAAATTTCTCCGAACGCGATTTTTCTAAATTCGAAATGATCTTGTTTAGTTTGTAAACTGTGTTGTAGGCCATCGGCATCATATGCATCTACAAAGGTACCTTCACCTAAACTAACATTGGGATCATTTGTAAAATTAATAAAATAATCAAATATAGCTTTACGACTAAGATTTTGTCTGTTTAACATTGAGTTAAAACTGATGCGATTTAAAGGACGCAAAATCTGGTATAAATCTAAAATAATTTCACGTTTCTTAGGATCTGCAAATGGATCTGGTCCGCGTACATGTTGTCCTGGCCCGTCATGACTGATAGCTACATGGAATTCCATACTGTATAGCCAAGCACAGATTTCTTCTGTTAAAATACTACCATTAGTAATAATACTAAAAACTGGTTTTTTTCTCCAATCTTTAAAAAATTCTGCTACTGCTTCGGCCAGGGGTTTTAATGTCTTCCAGTAAACTAAAGGTTCACCTCCCCAAAATTCAACTCGTAAACCGTCTTCTTCGTTAAACTCTAAAGTCTTAAACATTTCCATAAAATTTTCAATGTCTTTAGCATTAGTTTCACGTGGGCGTTCCACAAATTTTTGACTGCAATAATCACAACTATAATTACAACTTAATCCTAGTTGAATTTTTACGTGATTAGTACTGCGAGATTTAATTAAAGGACGATCTTTATCAAATGGTTTGTATGGTACTCGATTTTCAAAATTATTTGCATAAGCATCGGGATACTCATAGACGAATCCTGTTTCATCGCTTAAGACATTTTTTTCGTTGTCATAGAAGAACGTTCTTAGATCAGGTGGGTTTGATCCAAACTTTTCTGTCAGTATTTCAAAAATCATAAGATTCCTTGTAGTATATTAGCAGTTACAGTTACAGTTACAATTACAGTTACAATTACAGTTATAATATACGTTGGTATTAATGTTACAGTTGTAAGTGCAGTTGCAATTACAGTTGTTTTGTAACCAGTTTTGACTATCGCAATTTGTGCAATTGATGTTATTACAATTATAACAGTTTGTACAGCAAATGTTACCACAATTACAATTATTTGGACAATTTCCGTTGTTGCAATTACCCTTGTTATTTGAACGATAGTATGCTCTGTTACGCATTTCGTTCATAGTTGGGTAACTATCACGTTGTCCTGGAATTACATATCCATTAAGATTACTCAAATTGCTGTATGGACTGCTGTTAGGCAGTCCAATTTCGCCGTCAATTTGACTAATATAAATAGGACTTGAAGGAGTTGTCATCGTTTATTCCTTGTTAATCTGTGCTTTTAATTCTTTAACTTGGCTTGACAATTCCTTGACTGCCTCAATCACTAATGGTAATAACTTTTCGTACTGAACTGTCATGTACTTAGCGTCGATTGGAGCTGGCTTGATAATTTCTGGCAGGATTGCATTAACTTCTTGAGCAGAAACTCCAACTTCACGTTGAACAGTATATCCCAAATCCTGAGCAGTTTGGTTAGCTTCAAAGTAAAAACCATTTAATGTTTCTAATTTAGCAAGAGCATCTTCAATTTTGCCCAAACGTGTCTTTAATCTGTCATCTGAGTAGTAAGCAACAATGTTGTTTGCCGCATAAATTGTACCACCACCACCGTTAGTGTTAGTACCAACGCCTAGCGAACTAAAATAACCATATGTACTACCAGCATTCATTGTACCGCCGCCAGTTAAGTTAAACGCTGTTACGCTATTCATTGTGAAAGTTGTAATACCGTTAAAAGTAACTGTACCACCAGACTGTCCAACTGTAAAGTTAGTGTTGCTGATTGTAGCAGTACCACCGCTAGCACCAATGTTAACTGCTGAACTTGCTCCAGTAAACAAGTTACCTGTACCAGCGTTGGTTGCAATGTTAACAGTACCAGTAGCTTGACCGTTGGTCAATAAGTTAAAGTTAACGTTGCTACCACTTTGAATACCAAATGTATTAGAAGTATTGATATACAACCCTTCTGAACTAACCCAAGCT